ACACCAACGACTCGTCAATGCCCAAACCGATTTATTTGCAGCAGGCTGCCATCGGTCGTAGTCAATGCTATCAGGTGAGTTCATCTTCTTAACCTCAACATGAGCCAAGATGATTACACTGGTTCCTTGACTAGCAATCCCGTCGAGGATCGACAAGAACTCCCGCCAGTTATCCGATACGACATTCCAGCCAGCACCATAAGATTGGAACTTGAGACGGTCACCGTCGAACTTAGTACGCTTAACGTGCTCGACAGCTAAAGACTCAAACCCATCAAGGGCATCGAGCACAAGTGTTCCTGGATTCTTCTTAGACTCCAGTAGTTCATCGAGTGCCTGACATGTATCCAACCAATTTTTCATTGGTGGAAATGCCGGTGTCGCTGGAATCTCACCAGCGTCCTGCAATGTGCCTAAGCTATCCTCGCCAGCAGCTACTAAAAATACAGGGTCAGGGAAGTACGCTGCTGTACTCGTTTTCCCTACACCCTCGCCACCTGAGATGACTGTCTTTGTCCCTCTGGTTGCTGCTTCTGTCGTAATCTTCTCTAACCAACTACTCATTGCTACTCTCCTGTGCAATTAAACTTCTAAAATAAAACTCCACTCCTAAATGAAATAACGATCCTATACGAAGGGATTGAGTATCGTAACCCACCTTCTGTATGGATTCTTCGTATCTGTAATAGAACTTACGCCGACAGGACTTGAAACATGTAGCCTTTGAGAACGAAATCTTGTTGCTACCCTTCTTGTTTCCACCTTGTCGTGGTTCCCAGTCCCCATTGTCTTCGGTGCTAGTGCCATCACATAGGCTCATGTACTCACACTTGGAACCGTATGCTAGGCACTGACTAGTGTTCTTGTAAAAATGGTCAATCCCAGTGTTCTGACATTCTTCAATGTCATCCAGGACCAACTCCATAGCGTACAACTCGTTCACCATGTCAACATTGTTACGATGAATCGGTGCGCTACGAGCAAAGTACTTCTCAGGGTTCTCTTCGATGTGCTGATTGATTCGGATCAGGTAGCACTCGGCATTTTCCTTCGCCTTGGGGTCTGATTCGTATAGTTCTTGTGTAGTTTTGCATACTTCTACGCCTAAGTACGTTCCATCCTCAATGATTTCACGTCTAGTACCCTTAGCTTCGCTTGTATCGCCTTTGGGTATGCTTTTCGGTCTTAGGGTAGGGACTTTGATATAGTCGATTAGCGTGTGCGTGAGAGGCTCTCCTGATGCTGCCATTAACATGGAGTATAGGGTCACTTGTTCACTAACATTCGCTGTTAGGAAAGGATACACCCCATCGGAGTCGGCATCTCGCTGCCCAGTCTTATGTTCTAGCTGGACTAGCTTGCTGCCATCACGCACAATCGTATCGAGTTTACCGTAGATTTTGTACTCGACATTGTTCACGCTGGAGTTGACGATAAACTCTCGTTCAGCTTCGGCCTCAACGATCTTATATGTATCGTCCTTGTAATGCTTGGTGTAGCCCATGAATATGGCTGTCGCTTTAGCGAAATCTATCGGAGTCGTCTTGGACTTCTCTAGATACATTGCTTCGAGTCCCGCACGCATGGCGGTAGAATGATCCTTCATCGTTTAGTCTCCTGTCAATACCCCTGCAAAGGGGTAAGGGTTTTCCTGTGTATTAGTACGCTCGTAATGCTCGGCACGCCTCGCATCACTCGCTCGTCCCGCACCCCACAAAAGGGTGCAAGGGACAAGAGCGACAGTGACATACTGTTTCCTGAAATATTATATTAATGATTTACCAAGCTGTGTCAATCACAATTCTCAGTATTTTTTTCAGGATCGTCCTCATCTGTATCCTTATCGGCAGCAATGCCGCTATTCATTAGCCCAATTCCACAGTCTATATCGGTCTTAGCGAATAAGAAAATTAATTTGGCAAATTTCAAGTCCCTCTCCCACAATCCGGTGGTTAATTCATCGTTGTAATGAATCAGGTCAAAGCATTTGGTGATGCAGTTGTAGTCGGTCGGTACACCTGTACGGATATAGAATCGCATCTCGCTGACCAATTCACGGATCATTCCCCGATACTTCCTAGTCCTAGTCATCTGTGTCCTCGCCATGTACGTATACCTGGATTCCCACCACACCGGCAGCACTGAACAGTGTATCCCACATTAACTTGCGCTCGCCCTTCTTATAGTAATGCCATGCCACTGGACTAAAACCGCCGGTCTTGCATAACTCAACCTTAGTCATGCCGATCTTGGTACGTTTCTTTTCAATCAAATTAAACAGTTGTCGTTCAGATTCTATATTAATCATTTGGTACTCGTTTCTTGCTAATGTAAATTTTACGTATTGATTCCTTGCCAAACTTATTACCCAGTCGATTCGTGTGTCCATAGTCCTCTAGGACATCAGAGATTTCACGGTATGACAGACCTGCATCACGTAGCTTGTATACTTTGCGACATATATCTGCCTCAGCAGGACACAATCTGACGTACTTAGGTCTATCTGGGTCTTTCTCCCAACCAAAGGGTGCTTTGAGTCCACAGAGGCGGTCCTGGCTACGCATATGGTCAAATGCTGCAAGAGTCCTTTCTACAATAAGTTCGCGCTCCCACTGCGCCAGTACACTTAGCAGACTGGCAAACATTCTCCCGCCTGCTGTAGTTGTATCAATGCTATCCATAATCGCAATGAGACTCTTATCGCACTTGGCGAATGTATCCATTAGATTAGCCCAGTCTTTTATGGATCGGGACAATCGGTCTAGCTTAGTGATTACCATGCCATCAATGTTGTCACCCGTAAGGTCAAACATAGCATCACGGATACCACGTCTGCGCAGGTCACGACCGGATTCACCCTTATCCTGATAGATACGAATCAAATCGTACTCCATCAACTCACAGTGAACACGTATCTTAGTGCATTGGTCGGCTAGACTTAGACCCTGATCGCCAGTGGATACACGAGCATATCCTATTACTCGCATTGTGTATCCTCCTGTAACAAAAATGGGAATGCCTTTTTCAATTCCAGCATAAGACGAGTACATGCTATTAAAGCTGTTTTATGCTCTCTTGGGTGCTTGGAATTTACAACAGAACTCATATGACGTCTGATTAAACTAAATTCTGTGTGCGCATTACGAATAGCTTTGACCTGTTTAACGGTGTTCTCCCACTTATTAGCGTATCTATTACCACCGTTAAACTCTAATTTCAAATCCCTGCGCACTGCGTGATATGCCAGTTTAGCTAATGCCTGATCCGTAATTGCACCTGGATCAGTGCCAATAGGTGCTTTAACCGTTATCAATTCGTCTACATAAAAATCGTAGCTGATTATTTTACTAGTAGGTTTCTTATTCATCGGTATCCTCCTCCATTACAATAAGGTTTGCTTCACCCTTTTCTAGCATCTTAATAAATGCACCCTTTGCATCGGCTAACGCCTTTGCTTCTGAGTCTGCATCGATACTACACATCTGGTCAACACTTATGATGTAAGTCTTATTCATCGGTATCCTCCTGTAATCGGTCTATTTCATCTAAACATGGATTGCAAAACGTAACCCAACCTTCCACTAACAACTCGTCTACGTCGCCCTCAGCCTGCTTACAGACGCAACAGGTGTTAGGATCGGTGGTAGGCTTTCGCCACTTCACCATGATCTGCTCGCCTGTGGTGTCGTCAATGTAGTAAACCCAATCGTTGAGTTCGATATACACCGCAGCATCGGTTAGTTTTATAGTTTTAGCTTTCATCGGTATTCTCCCAATCATCAGAATGTTTCCCTGTTTCTGCATCAAACGTGGCGTGAAACTCTAACACCACTTGGCGGTGATAGGCGTGGGCTGCTAGTTTACGCATTGCCTCAATTTCCAGTGTGGCCGGGTCAGTACCAACAGGTGCTTCCACTGTTATCAAACTCTCAAGGGTAAAATCGTAGTTAATTTTCTTTTTCATCGGTATTCTCCTCATCGTATTCAAACTGCGGTATTAAACGATGAAACGTATCATCGTTCGCAACAGCACTAATAAATCGTAAATCACATGACACGTTCCACCATTGCAACAGTAGGTCTATTGCATCGGTCTTGTCATCGACGGGGATCATGTCGTAGTCGTATCGCACAAAACCATCGTGACTCTTTGCGTCTAGTGCAATGTAGATTTTGTGACAACCATCGAATGTAATACTGACGGCATCGTTAAGAGCAGCATCAATCTTGTCTAGAAACGGTTGTTTAAAGGTTAATTCATCGGTCGTTTTCATCGGTCTTAGTCTCCTGGTTTCATCGGTATTGCTAACCAGTACGTACTGATTAGTCAGGTCACCGGATCG